ATTTTCTATTTTAGGACTCTAAAATAAAAAAGAAAAAAGGAAAAAAATAATCTAACTACCTAACTACCTAACTACCTAACAACCTAACTAAATTTTGCTCCACTTTTTAAAAAGTGGATCTACCTAACTAACGCCCCAATGCTGTAGCGAATCTTATACAAGCTCTACAATGATAACACTCCCTACATACATTATTTTCACATCTGGAGTTTAGAGTAGCAGGACATCTGCGGGTGGTTCTTCTACTACACCCACCTTCACATACCTCACGTTGTCTAGGAGCGACTGGTCTAACTATCCGTAGAGGTGGAACTGGACTAGGTGTATTTAATATCCGTCGCATTTCATTCAGATTGTTCGTCCGTTGTATTTCATTAAATCTTGCGATTAATCTCGGATCAGGTGTTAAATTTAATTGTCTTGGCGGATTAGCAGATAAAACTCTACAACGTTCCTCTAAATCTTCGTATGATGGTCTAGATTTAACACGGCAGAGTGGGCAAGGAAATATTCTAATTCCTGTGTCAGACAATATACTACTATAATCTTTTAATTGCCCGATGCACGGAATACAGAGCGGATGAGAACAAGTCCTATCCAGTGTATTACAGGTTGGTTCTAAACATACTGGGCAATCGTTCATTACTGGGTTCATTTCTGTCTTCACTATTTTGTTGGTATTTGATATATGGGTAAGTATAGGACAAAAAAACATTTCAATTTTTTTTTAAAAACTATTTAAAATACTTTTACTACTTTTTACCCCCGATTAAATAGGTCTGTCTATTTTATATTTTTAAGACTTAAAAATAAAAATATAAAATAAATATATAATGTTAAACACACAAAATATAAACGACCTGTTAAATAATTGTAATAATGAATTGGCTGTCCACAATGCGACCTTGATGAAGTCCACTGACAAACAATCAAACAAGGTATATATGAAACATATTCAGGCAATCTTAAAAATAATCCAATCACTACAATATTACAAAAATCTTGAAACGCCCGAAGAGGTTGAGAAAAAGAAAAAATATTAAACTCAAATTTTGCTCCACTTTTTCAAAAGTGGAATTAAGCCTTCACATATTTAGCAACAACGTAATCAGCCGACGCACCCCCTACTTCTTGGTCTGCAGTATTTTTTAATTTATTAACGAGTTCTTTGTATTGGTCGTTGTCGTAGCCCATCTTGAAACACTCTATACGGAAGATACAATGACGACCACAGGTCTGGATATTATTAGCGAGTTTCTGGAATCTAAACTTATTAAAAGAAGTTTTAAAACCATCCTTCTCTGCTTGATTCATTAATCGGGTCATTTCATTCGTTTCTTCTCCTAAACAAATACGAATCATACGAGAGATGAATTTCCAGTCGGTGTCGTATTTAGCCCCGTAGGAATTAAAATATTCTATATTATTACCATTACGTAATATGCACACCCAATGTCCGCTATTGAATTTCTGTTCAATAAGAATAATCCTAAAGTCTGATTTATCTGGTAGTAGATCGGTAATACTATTATAATTTTTAAGGTCAGCGTATTTAATAATATCTTCAGGTTTTACACCAATATATGACTCTAGTTGTCCATCAGTTAAAGGTATATTAATTCGTTTTATAATAGAAGCATTATCGTCCATCTTTATTATATATCCACTTTTAAAAAGTGGAGCAAAATTTTTATATACTTTTCTTAAAAGTATAAACGTATATTCGTTTATTTTAGATTATTACTTTCTTTAGGAATAGTAAATGGTTCATTATAAACTATCGTATGCATACGGAAAAGCCCAAGAATCAAGAATCCACCCTGTTATCAAGGACTTTTTTAAAAAGGATATTCAACAATCCGTAGGACAATATGATAAATATGACTTTTTTGATGGTGACACCAACTACGAGGTCAAGTCCAGAACAAATAATTACTCTAAATACCCTACTACAATGATTACCTTTAATAAGTGCTGTAATTGTGATAAAGATAAGGAACTAATCCTACTTTTTAATTTCACAGATGGATTATATTATATCAAGTTTGACGAAACAACATTTAGAAGTTATCAAAAGAACCTGTTTAGCAGAGCAAATCTTGTAGAAGATGAAAAAGAACATATATACATACCCATTACCGATCTGACTCTTGTTCAAAAGTGGGACAATCCTGTGGTAGGTGGATTTTAACCCCTATTAATTAGGTCTCTCTATTTTCTATTTTAGGACTCTAAAATAAAAAGGAAAAAAGGAAAATAAAAAAATATTTTATTCTAACTACGCCTAACTAAAATCTAACTACCTAACTATCTTTCGCCTTCTAAAAATTCATTGTAGTCGTGCATACAATCGCAACATACGACCCTGTGATTTAATTCTTTTATAGTGATATACTCTTCATCTTCACATTTTTGTCCGCAGTCGTGGCAGATTAGCACTTCAATATTTGAATCCATTGATATAATTTCTGTTTTAGTGTTGTCGCTCATCTTTCGGTATAGTATATAGGTTCTACAATAAATAAAAAAAACATCTCAATTTTTTTTTATTTACTATTTAAAATATAGTTACTAAAAATTTATAATGACAGACCTTTCTAACCCCCACTAAAAGGTTCTCTCTAATTTCTATTTTTAATCTATAAAATAAAAAGGAAAAAAGGAAAATAAAAAAATATTTTTATTCTAACTACGCCTAACTAAAATCTAACCTTTATTTTTCTTCTTTAATAGCATTTAAGTCCGCTAATAGTTTTTCAAGAACCTCATCAACTTTACTTACCTTCTTGGTTTTGCTACTAACAGCCCCGTGTTTGTCACGCTTGTGCTTGTATATATATCCTCTTGGATATTCGTTTCCACAAGTTTCGCAAGTGACATCTTCAAGTTGGTAATTGTCCCTACGTTCTCTGTCGTGTTTATTACTTACGGCTTTTGCACTAACAATACACTCGTCAATGGTCGCCATTATTTTCTTGGAATATTCGCAGTCATATTTCACAAGACGTTTCTTGAGATTTATTAATTTGTGATAATTTAATTGTTCCATACTATATATGCAGTTGGTAATATATTTAAAATTCATTTCAATTTTATAAAAATTAATATATATTTTACTATCAATTTTTTTTTACTAAATATTTATAAAGACAGACCTATTTAACCTATACTAAATAGGTCTGTCTATACTGGGACTATAGATTATTACAGAAATAATATACAAGTAAATCATTATATAATATAATCGCAAGTGATTTAGATTATTTCATATCAAAAATATAATCTTTATATACTTTTCTGATTTAATTAATTAATTAATACATATATAATCTATATATAATAAGAAATAATCTATATAAAGATAAAATGATATAATCTATATATATATGAGAGTTCTATTTTATATTATTACCTGTAATAATCCAGATTGTCAGTTATTCTATATAGGTAAGACTAATGATATAATAAATAGAATGAGGGTTCATCAACATTTTTGCACTAAATTACCAGAACAAAAATTATATAAGGTTATTAATAATAACGGGGGGTGGAAAAATTGGTCGTATAATATAATTGATGACGGAGAGTTTAATGATGAACCTGCATCACTAATAAGAGAGTGTGAGATATACGATTTATTACAACCATCATTAAATAGTATGCGACCTATTCGTTTGCCTCTTGATAATCCTATTCACAAAATTAAAGCCAGAGACGCAGTTCGTAGATTTCGTGCTAAAAATAAATAATCTAAATCATTTGTGATATTTTTCCTTTTTTGTTTTATATTTTAGGTCTTAAAATATAAAAATAGAGAGAACCTTTTAGTAGGGGTTAAATAGTATGACCACATACTGAACAACAATGGTCAATTAGGTCACCTTTTTTTTTACCTTTAAATAAAAATTTACTACCACTCTTGGGTCGGCTTTTAATAAATTCTTTTAATTGTTTAACTTTCATCTTTTTAAAATACCCCTTTCCAATCATCGTATCTTCTGGTAATCTGTCTAAAACGTCTGTCTTGTGTTCTGCTACTGGGTCGTAGGATTGTGATGGAATTGTGAATTGGTTTTTTCCTGATTCTAACGGAAGCAATGACGATACTGGGTCTAAACTTGACCTTATATCATACTGGGTATCTTGGGGTTTTTTTTTAAAAGGATTAATTAAATCAATCGGAGGAATAAACTTGTTGAGTGTGATTATTTCTTTACTATCTCTACCCACCTCAGAGGCTATTTTTCCCGACAGGCTGTGACCCAGTGTGCTTACATTCTTCGCACCATATTTCTTTTCTGCTTCTTTCTGTATCTTCTTGGCGTGTTTAAAACGGCTGGATGTTGATATATCATACCCCGAAAGTGCTTTCAGGTCGTTCCCCCAGTCGTGCATTCCCTGTGTTCCACGATGGACTACATATACCTCATTCGTCCCGTTTTTTACATATACCTGAACCCGCTGTCCGCTCAATGATTTATCTACATTATATTCGTTATAATCTCTCGGCTCTTTTGAATCGTAAGATTGTTTTAATAATCCTTTTAAATCTGGGGCTGATATTTTACCGCCCTTTTTAAACGGGGGTAAATTGGTCTGTCCTTTTATTATTTGTTTAAGGTCTATTTGTTCTTTTAGATTAATAGGGTCTATTTCATCGGGCGTTAAAGGTGTATCTTTTGATATTCTTTTTGTAGGACGTAATACAGGATAGCCTTTATCATCACCTATATTTTTCCAACTCTCGGAGAACCATCGTTTTAGATTTTTCGGCTTACCATCTTCGCTGTATGTCCCCCCTAATTCTTTGTATTTTTTTACAATAAATCCACTCTTAAATGCACTAGGTTTAGGGTAGGTTTCATCGGCTATTTTTTTAACCTTATTATACAAATTTTGATTATTTATTATAGAACCACCAACCTGTAGTTCCTTGTATTCAAACATTATATTATATATCTATAAAAATCTTCTTGGTAAGTCCGTTAAATCTTGAGTATTTCTAGGAGGAAATTGTCCTAAACTTGTGAATGGATTACCGAACTGAAGACCCTTGCGGTATGCGACTGCCGTGCCTCCTTTCATTACTGGTTCGTGTGAATATAATTCAGCACCTCCTATTTTTCTAAAGAAACGAGCATCTGGAATTTCTCTTATACTACGGATCGGTATTACAGGATTCACCGAATCTACAGGTCTTGGACTCATCATATCATCAAGGCGAGGAAATAAATTCATACGAACTCTTTCTACAGGCATCGTTGTAATAGGATATTTACTACCACCATACATTCCTCCTGATTTTTTGTAAGATTGAACTGCATCATTCAACATCTGTAATAGTTCTGTAAGACCTGATGTGAATTGCTGTATAACATCTAATGCACGTTGATTAAATAATTCTATCGCTAATCTATTTCTTCCTCTTGCGTTAGTTATTCGTCCTTGTAGTGTATCAACCGCATCTCCTAATTTTACGCCTAGTGATTTAACCATCACGCCAATTTCTGACACTTCCTCACTACTAAAACTATTCATATCACGCTTTAATTTTCTAACTACAAAATCACGGGTATTACTTATTTTTCCGCTCAAGTTAGACGCTGTTGAAACGAACCTATCTATAACAGTTGATGGACTCGTCGCTGCTCCACTTAATTTTATTGTTTCTCTCAAATCACTCACTCCTACATCTATTGCTTCTAACCTTTCTCTTAAATTGTCAAAAAGTTCAGGAGTCTTTGCTACAAGGGGGGCTGGTTTTTCTTCGTATTTTGTCTTTCGTCTTCTCACTACCTCTTCATTAATTTTCCTAAATGAATTGAGAGCAATATTTTTTTCGTCGTAGAATCGGGGCATATATAATGTGTTTATATTTTTTTTAATCAACAACGACATTGTTTCTTCTTATTTTTTGTAATTCGTTGTGTCTTAGTCTAATTCTTTCTTTTTCTTCTTCAGATTGATTAGCTCGTCGTATTTTTTGTAATTCATACTTACGCTCTTTGTTCCCATCTTGCTCCATATATATCTTTTGATATTCTGCTGGTAATTGCCCTGCTACAGACTTATTTACACACATTCGTTGCTTGATATATTCTCCTTCTTTGAGTCGTAATTGTTCAACGTTATCACAAGGATATTCTTCTAAAAGTTCTACGATACAATTGTCTAAACCATACTTATCAAATAAGTCGTATGAATTACATTTGTGAGTTTTACCTTGTTTCCAAGACTTATATCCTGACCGATGTTGTCCCCATCTCTGACAAAGATAATCTCTACAAGATGACCCAATGTATTCATCTCCTTCTTCGCCTACTAAACAATATATACGATATATTTTCCCTTTTTTATAATTCTTTACCATTTTTGCGGATTATATATTGCTTGTATCAATATGTTTAAGTTGTTTTTTTCAATAAAGTCCCTCTTTTTTTATTATTTTAGATGCCTCTATCATCTTAACACCTCTCTCTTTCATCACCTTTTTGACAATCTCCGCACGAACATTACGACCTCTTGGTGCAGCAGCTTTCTTACGACCAAGTCCTACTGCACTGGTCACAGCCATCTCAAATGGTTTCTGTATAACTTCACCCGCTAAATGTCCTACATTTTTTAACGCACCCAGAAAATTAATTTTCTTTTTTCTGCCTCCAGACATTCCTAAACCTACGGCAGTCTCCAATTCTTTCTGTGCGACCTTCTTTCCTACATCTACCAATACTGGTAATACGTTTTTCTTCAAAAAAGGAACTGCAGGGGCTAATACTTGTCCTACTTTTTTAAACGTATTGCGGGTTCTTCGGGCTAATCTCTGATTATAAGTTGAACCTCCTTCTTGTCCTTTACCCATTAAAGCAGGACCGAGAACATCGTGACCGAATTTAAACCCTTCATCAAATACATTAAACCCTTTTTTACCACCTACTGCACCATCTACACCTGAATATCTCGCTCCTCCACTAGATACAGCCATTCCTGAATGCATATTCATCATTGGATATGCTGAACTATTTCCAGAAGGATTATATTTCATCGGAGAAGAACCTCCTCCTACAAGAGGTTGTTCTCCGTGAAATGCTCCTAAACGGAATCCCATTGGGTTAGGATGATACGCAGGATACGCCTTCTCCCAGTGTTTGTGGTCTAATTCTTCAATAAACTTAACCATACTCCTATTGTAAGGAGCGTCGTATGTAATATTCGCTTGTGGCATTATATTATCTATATAGATAATATTATATAATTGAATTGAATATTTTTTCTATACTTTTCTCAAAAGTATATTTATAGCGTTCTGTTGAATCTAATAGCTCTTGCTGCAGTTGCGAATGTTCCTGATGCGAATGTAGCGGTAAGGGTTATCACTAAAGGAGTAATACCATTAGATATGTAGCAAAAAGATATAGGTGCATCTACTGACGAGTAATCGTCAGGTAATCCGAGTGATAAAGATATAAGAGGTGATGCTGATATTAGTGCTGCTGATACAGAGTATGTTGATCCTACACCAGCTGAACTTAAACCATTAATAACACCATCAACTCTGTATTTACCTGCTGCTAAAACAGAAGAGAATACAGTGAATGGGGTTGCGGTAACAGGAGCTCCTGCGATAGTATCGATTGAGAACTGGGGGTATGGGGTTGAAGCTGCCGACATTATATACTATATAAATATTTTTTTTTTATATTTTCGCCTAAATATATCCACTCAACCTTTCTAAAAGGTTGAACCAAATTTTGCTCCACTTTTTCAAAAGTGGATTTAAAAAGTTGATTCTAAAAGGTTGATTTAACACATCTTTGAAAGACGACCCTTTGCTCCTCCAGAATGAGCTCCTCCACTGGGTTCGCCTCCGATAAGTTTAGGTATCATTCCTCTAACTCTGCGGAATGCTTTCATCGCAGTAAGAGGCATATTGAGCATATTACCTCCTGTCATTCTCTTAATTTCCATTGACTTCATTGCGGAAGCCTGTTGAGATGTCTTTGCGTCAAGAACCATCTCCTTCGTAAGAATACCAGTATAAACTGCAGACACACCTTGTTGGGTTGTGAAAATACCGCTATTTACGCAAATCACGATAATCTCTGGCTGGATAGTGACACCATACTGGTTGCTGACATTACAGGAGAACTGGAAATTGTAATTTCCTAAAGAACCGCAAGTGATATAGTCAGGCAATGACAAATCGTAGGCAGGGTTGAGGACAAGAAGAGAACCTGTGGTTGGAATAATAAGTCCTGCACCTGTAGCATTCACATTCACCAATGCTTGTCCGCTAAACTCCTCCCAAGATTGAGTAGAACCATTCTTAATAGAAATTCTCCACAAATCATATTGAGAAGCAGACGAGAGAAGTCCCGACTGGTTATTCAAGTTGATAGAGATGCTATTAAGTGTCAAGAAAGAAGATGGGTTTCTCCAATCTTGAGATGACATTGGAACACGAACGTTGATCAGAAACAAATCTGGAATTTGATTAATCTGAAGATTGCTAGATGTAAGAGTAGCAGCAGCACCAGATATAATACTGGTTGAGTTAGCACTATTGGTAAGGTATCTTGGAAAATCCATATATGGGACAATGTTCTTGGTCTGAACTAGGTCACTTGGTTGAGTAGATAGGAATTTAAGAAGAAGGGCAGGGGCAGATGGCTGGGTGCTGATACCAATAGGGGTTGTTGATGAAAAGCCGTTAGAATTAGCAACAACTGGGGTTGCTACGTTAGGGCTGATAATACCAAGTTGGATTCCTGTGATATACTCTTCAGCAGTAGAGAAAAGACGCTTACAGGTCGCATCCACATTCAAGGTGAATGTCATATTGTTTATTCCTAAAAGACCTTGACAATTGAACTCTGGGTTACCGAAGATGAAAGGAGAAAGGAATAGAGGCTCACTCACAACAGTCTGGACGAAAATCTTCCAAGTATTCGTAGTAGCAGAAGTAGAGATGGGTGAGGAATCAGTATATACTCCACTAACGTATCTCTCAATATTAACCTCTACTGGAAAAGCACCACGAGGAACTTGGTCAATATCGTAGGAAGCGTTGTTATAAGATGCTAAAGGATTGTTGTTAGAAAGGACACCATCCGAGAACTTTCCGTAGGCTTGGTCTGGAAGAGAAGGAGTCGTAGAGTTGTATCTGTAAAGCTCTCTTGAGTCGTTCATACGAAGAAGAGATGGTAGGACATCTTGAAGATTGATAGAGCAGGTGGTGTTGTTAATTTGAGCAGTAGCAGTCGTCAAAAGAGAGTTAAAAGGAAATGCCTGAAGAGCATCTGTTAGACCATACGAAAAGACACTGTCGCCGATTGGGACTTGGTATTGGGCTACAGTGGTTGACCCTGCAGAAATAGTAAAGGAAAGACCAGTATTGATAAGAATATCACGACCAATCACCACATTTTCCGAAGGCACTTGGATTGTGAAGATAACAGAGGAGTTAGATGAAGATGTGGATGGAAATCTCTGGTAGGTAGTTTGAGAAGCACCAGATTTTACAGCAAAGTCCATATCGGAGGTAATATCGCCAATAACAGAGTCACGAACAAGGATGGTTTTAAAGTCACTCATTATATATTATATGTTAGACAATAATATATAATTTTTTACGATTTAAATCCACTTTTAAATCCACTTTTGAAAAAGTGGAGCAAAATTTGGTTCAACCTTTCTAAAAGGTTGATTCTCCTAAACTACCTTCGTTGGTTTTTTAATAAAGGCAATTTTAACAGTCACAGCTTGACCCGAACCTATCCTAAATGGAATTAGTTGCCCCGTTTTTAGTCTATAAAATATCTGTAAATCCAAGTTAAACAGGGGCTGGTTGCCGTATAGGGTAATTAGCCTATATTCTGCACTTGGGAGATATACCAGATTAGGACGATAATCGCCAGTATCAGATACTAAATCTGTTATTATATTAGCCACATCCGAATTATTACCTCCTAAAGATACCTGAAAAGAATCATTAAGGACTACAGGCGTTGATACTTGGGTTGATTGTATCGGTAATGTATTTGACGTGAATACTATAGCAGTTATTGGTGTGATATTCGCTGTCGTTGGTTTTTCTTGATACACTGTTATAGCAGTGAAGGTAGGCGGTATTGGAAGAACAGGCACTGGTTGTGGTGATATTACGTTTAGATTAATTCCTCCGATGTCTAGAATACTTAATCTAAAGTTCTTCGGAGATATTGCTGAACTATATCCTTGTAATTGAGCAGGAAGTGTTGGAAACAACTCATATAGGGGTGCATTCCAGAATACCTTAATCTCATTTAAAGCAATCGATGGGTCGTCATTATAACCCAACACATCTGCATACAATACTATACCATTACTCGTGCTGTCCCAATAGACAACTGGTGGGTAAATTGTGGGTAGAACTTGTCCAGCAGCGACTACCAGTGCGTTTAATGCAATAAAACACGTCTTGAATGCATTCGTTATTAATTGAACCAACCAAGTATAGTTGTAACAATTGTAATATCCTGTAGAATCATCTTGTAATTTATTCTGGGTCACATTCGGTGCTGCTGGTATTGGTGCTGATGCATCTTGAGGAACCCATATTATAGGGGTTGTGACGGAATATGTGACTGCTGCTATTACTATCTCTAAAGTCACACTATATATTGTTAAATTTATATTTGCTTGATTAGGAACTATAGACGGAATAAATAAGGGTAGAGTGCCTGTCTCCATCGTGAATCTAATAATGCTTAAATAATAATCCTCTGGACAATGTATAAAAGGCATCGTTCTCTGTTCATTATAATAAAATACGGGCGGGAATGTTGTTGTGCTTTGGAAATTACTCACTGTGAGGTCATAGTAAATTTGATCCGCTGATGTTGATCTCCTTTCTACATTAAATTGGCTCATACTATATTATATAATTATATTTTTTTATTATTATAAACGGGTTCTTTATTCGCTAAAGATTCTAATCGTTTCTTCTCGTTATATTTTCGTTGATATTCTCTTCTTCTTTCTCCTTCACTTCCTGCATACCTATTCTTATCTTTTTCTCTGATTACATTCCATTCTTCTTCACTCCTATTTAGTGCTAATTTTCTCATTCTTGCTGTATCTCTTTGTCTGTCTTCTTCTTTTGTAATTATAGGACGATACTTATTAATACATCCTCCTTTTTCTATCCATTCACGCTCTCTTTTTAATAATTGTTCTTTACTTTCACAAGGATAATTTTCTACCAAGTTAATATAATAATCTTTTCTGTCTATTATCTGTGTAGCAGTTGTTGTTCTCTTTTCTTTGTGCTGTGCTTTTCTTTTTGACAAACCTGATACAGTGCTACCAATATATTTTTCTTTAGTTATATTACATACAATTTCGTATATTTTTCCTTTTGAGTAATCAGGCATTCCTTATATTACCTATTCTTTCCTTTTTATACCTTTTTCTAAAATATTAATCGTCTTCGTGATTATTTAAAATATAACATTCCTTATCCGACAACACACACATTGGATGACCTTTTTGAATCGTGACCCAACGGCTATTCAGTTTCTTTATTTTTGTGATTTGTTCTTTAGATAAACCGAAATAG